AACACCCATTCATTGCTACTAGTTTGTAATAAGTTTTATCATCACTTAATATAAATTTTCTAATAGTATTATGATTATTCATATTGATTAATAAGGTTGAACCATCTTCAATATTAGTTTGTTTATAAACTAATGCAATATCTCCAACGTCTAATAAAGGAAACATAGCGTCATCTTCAGAAACAAATTCAAAATAATTATTGTCTGTTCGTTCTTCAATTAATTTAGAGAAATGTATTCCAAAATAATCTGCTAATAGTGCAATTTTATCCATTCGAGGTAATTTTTGACCATTGCACCAACTAGAAATAGTCGATGTCTTTAATCCCAAATCTTTTACCAAATCATCTTGAATCTTATTATTTATCTTCATATAATAATTAAGGTTATTAGAAAAAATTTTTCTGTAATTATCATCTTTTGACAACATCTTAAAACCTCCTTTTGTTTGATATGACCTTATTATAACACCTAAAGTAAAAAAAAACAATAAAAAAGTAAAAAAAATTTTACTTAAAGTATTGACTTTCCACTTAAAGTGTAATAGAATAACTTTAAACTTAGGAAAGGAGAAATGAAAAATGTTTAGAATAACACTAACTGCAGCAAGAATTAATGCAGGATATACGCTTGATGAAGTGGCTGATAAACTACACAAAAGTAAGAGTACAATCATTTCATGGGAGAAAGGAAAAACATCTATAGATGTACATAATTTTAAAGAATTATGCAATCTTTATAATGTACCTATGGAATTTATTAATTTGCCCTTAAATTCCACTCAAAGTGGAATAGAACAGGAGGAATTATGAAAATAATAAAAAATTGCGGACACCACACAAAGAAGGAGGAGGTTTTGATTGCCAGATGAAAGAGAGAAAAGAATATGGAAAGAACTTGCAAAAGATGGAATTCATAATGAGAAAGAATTAGATGCAGCTATAAAAAATATGAAATTACTTAATATTGGAGGATTTGTTAATAAATTGGAGGTGATAAAAAGTGAAAATAGTTAATAAAAAGAAATTTATTATAAGAATATTAGAATTATTGACAATTATAGCAACAATAATATTGACGATAAAATCAATACAATATGCAACCAAAATACGAGGACATCAAGCATTTGGTGGAGAGTATTTAGTACCAGTCTTAGGATTGATTGTAATATTAGTTTTAGAGTCAATCTTGGAAGAAAGTGAAGAAAAGAAAGGAAACAGGAAAAATGGAAAAAGAAAGATGTGATAATGAAAAAGAAGTATTTAATGCTAGAGTCAATGAAGATGAAATGATAATAACAATTGATGAATATACAACTTTGAGAGCAGCAGCAGAAAACTATGAAAAAGCAAGACAAGAAATGAAAGCACATATTGCATATTTAGAAAAAAAATTAAATGAGGAAACAGAAGAAAAATCAAACATATTAACAGAATTAGAAACAGTAAACAAAGAAAATCGCAAATTAAAACGAGGAATTATAAATTTTGTTAAAGGATTTGGAGGTTAGTATGGATAAGTTAGATAAATGCTATATTTGGCACATTATAACATTGGCCACAATGAAATATAAATTAAGAAATTTGAAAGGGGTGAGATAAGTATGATGGGAAAACACAGTCAAGAAGCATTAAAGATTAAACAATTAGAAGAAACTATTGAATTAAAGGAAAAAGAAATTAAAGACATTAAATTTAGTGTATCTGATGTTTTATTACAAATTAGAAATATCAATGAATCAAATAACTATTCAGATCCAAGTGTAAAAAAGAGAAAAATATCAGAGCTATGTACAGACACAAGATATGAACTTCTTATTGATGAACTAGAAGTTTGTTACAAAAAACAAAAGACAAAAATAATAGAACTACCAAATACCAACCAAAGTAATAAATAGTTCTATAAAACACTTATATAAATGCTCTATTTTTATTCTAACATATGAAAGTCTAAAAAACAAGAGCAGAAATGAGAAAAAATATGCCTATATGTAGTATTTGTGGAAAAAATTACGAAGGATATGGCAATAATGCACAACCAGTAAATAATGGAAGATGCTGTGATGAATGTAACATAACAATAGTAGTTCCAAGAAGATTTCAAGATGCAAAAAATAGAAGGGAGAAAGATTAATAATGGAAATAAAAATACTTAATTTAAAACTAAGAAATTTTAAAGGAGTAAAAGAATTAGAAATTAATTTTGATTGCAAAAATACTAATATATATGGAGCAAATGCAACAGGAAAAACAACAGTATTTGATGCATTTAAATGGTTATTTTTTGATAAAGATAGCAATGATAGAAAAGACTTCAATATAAAAACATTAGATAGTGATAATAATCCAATACACTTTTTAGAACATGAAGTGGAAGCAACATTAATAATAGATGGTATTGATACAACATTTAAAAAAGTATTGCAAGAAAAATGGGTTAAAAAAAGAGGACAAACAGAGCAAGAATTTTCTGGACACGAGACTAATTATTGGATTGATGAAGTACCAGTAAAGAAGAAAGATTATGAAGAAAAGATAAATAGTTTAATACCAGAAAGCCTATTTAAATTGATTACGGACCCATCATATTTTAATAATCAATTAAAATGGACAGAAAGAAGAGAATTACTAATAAATATTTCTGGTGCAAATATTTCTGATGATGAAATATTAGATTCAAAAGAAGAATTTAAAATATTAAAAAATAATTTAGATGGTAGATCCATTGATGATTATAAAAAAGTAGTACAAGCAAAAATAAAAGACTTAAATAAACAAAAAGAAACAATTCCAGTAAGAATTGATGAGCTTACAAATACATTAATAACAGAACACGAAATTGATTATGAAAAAATAGAAAAAGAAAAAGCAGAATATAATCAACAATTACAGGCAATTGAATTAGAAATGAC